TGTGGGTGTTGCGTCGTAGCGCTTCCTCCATGGAGTCAGCCAGCTTTAACACGCTGTCACGGGGCATAAACTTAAACTGGTAGGGGTGGTAGGGCATTAATCCAAATCCTTTAAATAATCGTATAAGTTATCAATGCTGTCTAAATTGGCAATAACCTCGCCGTCACTGTTCCATATTTTAGTGCGATTAGGGGCCCCATCAATGCCACCACAGTCATACAGCCACCATTCAATATTAAATCGCTGATCACTATTAAACACGGCAGAGTATAAAATTTTAGCAGGTAGGCCGAAAATGTCTTTTTTACTGTCATGGATTTCAATGCCGGCTTTGTAAAACTGGTCATCTAATTTATCCACCGCCCTAAGCGCATGAATAAAATCAGTAAATTCTTGTCTGGTTAGCTGCATATGTTAATCCTTTGTCTCATAGATAACATGTTTAGCTTCATCAAGTTCTACAGTTGCGCCACTTTCAAACGTAACCCGCAGCCTTGGGTAATATGCCATCTCACCATTAATATTAAATCGCTCAATTTTAATAACTTTGCCTTGCCCTCCCATTGGGTGAAGCTTACCCATTTGGTCACCTACAGCATAATCATTTCCTTGGTAGTCATCTGTTAAATGTATCGACATAATCATCGTCTATACTCCTAATAACATCTTAAACTCTTGTTTACGGCGTTTCTGTAAGCCGCCTAACACCCTGCCGTAGCTGTCACGGGTGTAGGCTAGTAAACTAATGGCGGCCTCGGCTAGCTGGCCGTTGTTGATATGGCGTAGCACGCTAGACCGTTTAAATTGCCCCTCGCCTACGTTAAATACAAAGCTGGCCAGTGCGTCGTATTGGTTAGGTGATAAATCCACCTTGACGTTACGGGCGACGGCTTGCCTGGCCTGCTCCATATCCGCTAATAGTAGCCTACGGGCTTGGGATTTTGTGATAACCATGCCTTCCTCTACTCCATTCGTATGACCATAACCAATAGTCCACTTACCGGACGGGCATTTGTAGGCTTTTAACCGTAATCCTTCGTGGCGGGTGATGAGCTGGTAACTACCCCCGCCGGTTACTTTCCCTTGCCGTAGTCCTCCACCATATCCAGCATCAGGGCTTCAGCCTTAACCGATTGCAGACGGGCGATAATCTCAGCCTTTTTGCAGACGTGGCTACTATCACAAATAGCTTGCATGTCCTGAGCCAGATTGATACTAGCACCATCAATATAAGTGATGTAGCGGTGTTTATGGTTAGTGTAGGCTTCACCAGCCCAGTAACCGGCAAATAGCAGGCCAGCGGCTAATAATGCGGCGGTGGTGAGTTTAATGGTCTTGATAATCATAGTCCAATTGGCTTCCTTTATTGGTTGGGTAATCGTGTTGAGTTCCTCGGACATTAATCTAATTCTCTTTTAAGGGGATTTGGCATCGGTAAAAGATCATCCAACGCATCCGGCTGAGAGATTAAGTCATACTGACCTTTTGGTTTATCAGTGACGGCGAGGGTTTTTAATGTTCTTTCTCTGAGGTCTGCAGCTGGTTCACAGTGCCATTTGCGGCAATCGCCATGGTATCCGTCATAGCGGTCGTAATACCGCCATGCGTCAGCATACTCTTTTAATAAATTCTCCATCTGCTTAATTCGTTTGTCTTTCTCGGTGTATTGATTGTCAGCACTCAGCGGTTTATCGTTCGTCATTCCTTAACCTCCTAAAACAAATAAATAATCAAAACACTTGGCAGTATCACCGCCAGCGTGGCTATAGCCGTGGCTATAATGGTGCTAATCAATGGGGCCATCGTTACGCCTCCTCTAGTATGTAATTAATCAACTGGCACAAGGCCAACGGCTCAGCTGGTATACGGTCAATGGCCATATGCATACCCCTAATGGTGGCCCATAGCTGCACATCACGGCGGGTTTTATCACTGGCGGGGGTTTTGTCCTTTAACAGCCGGTGTTGTATCGTCACCAGTGCAATATGGATCATGCTTGGGGGGTGGGTTGCGTTAGGTTTCATGGGGTAATTACTCTTGTTTTCTTAATCAACGGTTTATCTTGTGGGCCTTTAATACACGGGCGAACCCATGTTTTACCCTGGATTAAATTACCTTCCCGATCATGGCCAAAGCGCTTGACCTTCCGCCAATGACCAGCCACTTCAAAGCGGTGGGAAAATTCTTTAATCCTTTTGCTGGATTGCTCAACCGCTGCTGTTGTCATTTTGTTATACAGCACGTAAGTGTTATAGGAGGTTTTAACAACCTTCTTTTTTAAGCCAATGCGACTAACGATCTGGCGTTTTTCTGGTGCTGGCAACGGGAATAAATCAGGGTTCGTAATGGCAAAAATAATAGGTTCAATAAACCAACGGCAATTAGCGTAGACAGGACCCTGAAAAGATAACAAAGGATGGAAAATGGCTTGATTTTTATCAAAACATCCTAAAGCTTCCATATGCTGTAAAAGCGCAGGTTTTATATGCTTTAACACTTGATCAAAAACCGGATGATCTGGTATTGCTGGCCATAAAATCATAGAATTATCTTTAGGAAAGATAGCGTTTATAAAAGCTGGGTATTCTCCACCGTTATCACGTAAAACAATACTAAACACAGCATGTACATTACTTGTATCTGATTCGATACACACACTATTCAGCGATAATAACAACTCATAACCGTTCTCCATTAGGGCAAGCGGCCTATAATATAAATCGTTTTCAATTTTACTTGAGTAGCAAATTATTCTAGGGAATGGCAGGTCAACATCATCAAATCGAAACCTGGCAAAATCATCCGAATAAAGGTGCTCATCTGGCTTAAATAAACCAATCACTTTTTCTATAATTTCATAAGGCAATAAAAAAAGATTGAAATCCTTAAAATTATCTACAGTAATCTCTGAGCCAATTCCACTTGGCAGGGCATGGGTGTACATCTTGTGAAACTGTTTTAAATAATCCACTGTAGTACCTTTCTTAACCTACGGGGTTACCGCCCTGTAATAGTCCTGATTTAATTCTTCCAACGTCATGCCGTCGTACTCTTCCGGCTGGCTCTGTATCTGTTCGATCTCATATTCAACCTCATCTTTGCAGGTCTTGCAGTAATGAGTAATCATCCGCTCCTCATCCACAACGCCGTAAAAAGTAGTTATGCCATACTCCAAACAGCAATCACAACAATGGTATTGGTGGTCAAAGGTTGGCGTGTCTGGCTCATAATCACAACCGGGGTTGTCGTCAATTTCATCAAGCAACATTTCAGCGTAGCGTTTGTAGTTAACCATAATAGCCACTCTCCAATAGATTGATAATCTCGCCAGCACGTTGGCGGACATGCTGCATAGCCAACAAGAGGCGGTTAGCGTCCTCGTCAGCAAGCGCATCGATGTTGTCAGGTGTAATCACACCCGCAACCAGTCCAATAGCCTCCATGGCCTCGCCTAGATAGGTCTGATTAGGGGCTTCCTCAATCTGCTCGCCATTAGCTAGCGGCCAGTTGTCGCCAAGCTCAATAGCGTCCAAGTTAGCCTGTAATTGTTGTAAGTCTGTCATGGTGTAACCTCCTGAGCAAAAATAACCGGTTGAGTAAAAATGCGGTTAGACGAGTTAACCCAACCGGTAGAGGATAGAGAGTTAGAGCGGGGTAACAACCCCAGCCAACCCATAACGGGCTGGGTGGGATGGTTTAGACGGCGTATAGTTGTTGGTGTTTGTTTAACCATTCAGTTGTAAAAGTTAATTGTTTTAAATTAAAGAAATCATTAAAAGTTTTTTCTCGCTGTTTTTTCTGCCATTGCGGTGTGTATCCGTAGCTAGTTGAACAACCATTACCACCATGCGCTACCCATTCATGATTATAATATTTAATGTAGTAGGTTTTACCGTAGTATTTTACTTCTGCATCGTATGCGCTGCCATCGGAGTATAGGGTTTCATTTACCAAAGTCAGCCCTTTAATTAACTTGGGTGTGTTGTTCATCGTGTGTTCCTTGTCCTTAACCTTATGAACTTATAGTAAACCATGGATCACGTATTGTCAACTACTTGTTTAAAAATAATCCATTTGGCCTAGTGTTCATCATGGCCATACAGACCGGCGGCCACGATGGCTTCCAGATACTTGTCATACAGCTCTAGGCCCTCATGTTCTGGCAGGTACGGGTAATCAATGCAGGGGTAACACACGGCCACCTTGCCTATTTGCTTATGAAACGGGTGTATCACCCGAACGGATTTAATGCCGTAAGCCCGCATGGCCATCTCGGCCATCTGCTTATTGCTTAGGGTGATGTTGTGGAACTTACGCAGCACAAAGCGCACGTCAGCAGCCGGTACAAAGTTATGATCTTTGCCAGTCCAAAAGGTGAACGATTTAAAGACCTCGACTGCTTTCTCAATTTTCTCCTCCTGCTCCTCTGTGGATACCTCCACCCGCCGGGGCTGCTTGGGTGCCAGTCTATCCTCAACCAGTGACCGAAGGGCGGCCACATCTTCTTCTAACTCAACCAGGTAGTTCTTTAAAAACTCCACCTTGTTCTCCACCCTGAGCAACACTGGATGGCACTTGTCACGCATGCTAATACGGCCCATAATAACCTCCTTTTTAATGCACCTTTGTAGTAAATTCTGGCAAAATCCCGACTTACTAAGGCCATTTTAGAACACCGCCTTCATTTAGTAAAGGTACCATTTTTCAGGGCTAAGTAAATCAAGAAAAACCCCGCAACGGTACGCTTGAATGACTGCCAAGGTTTTTTTAGTCTCAAACTTACTTTGCTTTCCGATGAACGGGAACGACTAACTTATCTTGTTTCAAATGGTACACTTTCACTGGTGGACATTGTATTGCCTATTTCATATAAAAACAACGCCCTTTTTCTATTTTCTCTATATATACTATTAATTCTTTAATTATTAGAAGTTATAAAGTTATAGAATATAGTAAATGGAGATATATATAGTAAGTGTATATAAGGGGTATATATAATATAAAGTTATATTAAAATATTGGTTTACAAGAATCCGCTTTTTAAAAAAGTTTATTTCGGATTTTCTGGATTTACTTTACTCGGGTTTAATTCACAAGAAACGATTTAAAAAACAGGCTTACCATGGCAGTAACCACCACGTAACTTGTTGGGGGTGGAGGGGGTGTGGTATAATACAATTGCTATACAATCTGATTCGTAGCCCACCGGCTTACCCTTTATCTGGTGGGCTTTTCTTTTGCCATGCTATACTGGCAGTATGTTGTTGGATGCTAGAGAGTTTCATTTTTGCAATGCGTCGGGAGATATTCCGGCGGATGACTTACTGGCCATTGCTTTGGAGGCACGTACACACCACGCAGCGGGCTTGATGGCCAAGGGGATGGGGTATAAGACCTATCACCAGCGGGCTAATGCTAAAGCTGTCTGGCGGCGGTTCAGAGAAAGCAAACACCCCATCACGAAAGACGGCTTCAAGGCGTTTTGTGATGAGGCTATCGACCAAGCCCATTTTGGCCATCGGGAATTAGACCCGATTATCCCAATATTTGACCAGAGCAAACCCGACGTTACTGTAGCCATGATGGCGCATATCGTGGCCTATAACGAGTTGCTCAAGGTGATTAAATACGGCTTTGACTCTGAGAAGGTGAATAAAGACATCGCCAAGGTTGTGTTAAACAAGACGCTAGGCAATAAGTTTGAGATTAACACCCAGATGCTAGCCACGGTTGGTTTGAGCAAGGACATGACCGACGAGGAGTTAATGGAGCGGATTAAGGGGCTAACGGGTAATGGGCCACAAGTTTAGCAATGATGACATTGACTGGCTGTACCCTGAGCGGCCGTTGCACCTGTTGAACCACTGGCGGGAAATTGATCACCTTTGCCGCACTCAGGTAAGCGCCCAACACTCTCGGTTCCGTAAAGGTTGGCTGGATCATCCTGACGAGTTTGTTATTGCGTTGATTGATGGCAGGCTAGCGGGGGCGGCTCATGTGGATATCCGGAAGCGGTCAGCCTTGTGCCATATCGTCGTTCACCCAGACTTTCACCGGACTAACCTTGGCTGGCTGTTGAGTTTACACGGGCTACGGCTGGCGTTTGTTGTTAATCGCAAAGGGAAAGCTCATTGTGATATTCACAAAGACAACCGCCCAGCTCAGCGATTAGCGGCGGCGCTTGGCTTTAAACGGATTGCCGTGTATAATCAGCGTATAAGCTACCGTATGACGTGGCATGATTACCGCAAAGGCGTTGGGCAGGCGTACCAAGGCGCGGACAAGACAGAGGGTTAAGCCTTATGGGTTTTGGTGGCGGCAGTAAGCCAAAAGCGCCTGAATTAAAGATTGCATCATCGCCATTTAGTACGCTGGGCGAGGTTAACTTTGACAGCCCTTTTGCGTCGTCGATGAGTGAGATTGTGCCCTTTTACAAAGGGGCGAGAAGTAATCGGATTAATACGACTACCCAGTTAAGCGAGCCATTGCAACAGGCAGCGGAAAGCGCCCAACAAGGCTTTGGAGCTGGTCTGTCTTATCTGGCGGCTGATCCGTCACAACGTTTTGCTGATATATCCGGCGGGCGTGATTTGTATTACAACGTGTTAGCCGACCAACTGGCTAGCGCTGAGAATAAAGCCCTCGGCCGTGCCGCCTTACAGGGACAGAGTCGGGGATTAAGCAACTCCACCACGCAAGGGGCAGCCATTGCGGGGATTATGGATGACAGCCTGAAACGGGAGAGAGAAGCCCAGTTAGCGGCGTTTAACCTTGGGCAGCAGACAGCGACCAACCAAGTCGGCACCACGCTGGGGGCGATCAGTGGGATCAATAACCTTGCCACGCCATTAGGCCAGTTAGTGAGCGGTCAACTTATTCAGGGGCGGCAATTTGGTGATAACTTTGCCATGCAAAAAGCGCAGGCCGAGTATCAGGCGAAATTGAACCAATACCAGCAAGAAATGCAGGACTATAACAATCGCTTGTCTAGTATTGGCAATATTGCCAGCCTTGGCGGCTTTTTCCCATTGGGCGGCATGGTGACAGGGGCGGCGATGGGCAGCCCTGAAATTATGGGTATGGCAGGCCAGCAGTATGGCGAACTAGGCGGCAACCTTATTGGGGCGGCGTTAGGTACTGGTGGCTTTGGTGGGGGTGGCTTAGGTAGCCTCGGTTCAACCTTTGGCGGTACTAATGTTAGTGCTAGTGGTGGAAATATGGGTTTTAGCCCTACCGCAAATTTCTTAGCTCGGGATAACGGGGGCTTTTACTAATGGCACTACCAACTATCGGCGATTTTATGACAGCCCAGCAAAGCGTTAACCCCTTTGCGGCTCAGGCGTTACAGCAGGCCACGGCAGGCAGTGGGCGCATGGCGGAAGCCCAGCAGCAAGCGGCCTTGGCTCAGTTGGCTATGAATCCAAACGTAGCTCAAACGGTGAGCCGTCCAGAGGAAGCAACCACAGCAGCTAGTCAGCCTACACGAAATGTAGCTAATGTTAGACAGCCTCAGTTTAGAAACCTTGGCTTTAGTCAGTTAAACGCTTTGGCAAGTCAAACACCGCAATCGTCATTTACGCCGCAGTCAACCATTGGTGGCAATTTAGCGGCGGGGATTACATCAGGGTTTAACGTGCGGCAGCAGCGCCAAGCCCAGCAAAATATCATGGGGCTAATGCAGCAGCAGCAAGCGGCAGCCCAGCAGGCGATTCAACAACAACAGGCAGCAGCGCAGCAGAAGGCGGCGTTAGAGGCTCAGCAGGCTCAACAGCAGGTAGCGGCGTTGGAGCAATCAGGTTTAAGTCCTGAGCAGGCATTGGGCTTGGTGGCTAGTGGACAAGGTGGGACGGCCTTGGCTAAACTTGGTGAGTTAGTGGGTGGTGGTGTCAACCGTACAATTGCTCAGCAGGATGCGGCCAGAGCGTTAGAAATTGCGCCTAACCTTAGCCAGCGGGTAATGGAGGTACCATTAACGGCAGCCCAGCAATTAGAGCTGGATGCGTTAACTGGTGGTGAGTTTAACCCGTATCAGCCGGTGATTGATTTAAAAGAAGGCAAAGAAGCGTTAGCCGGTGCAGCATCGGCCGCCCAACGGGAGCAATTAGAGCTTGAAGCAGATAAGGCCGATGTTGAAGCCAAGCAATTAAGCAACCAGTTTGCGCCGTTTGAGGAATCACGCAAGCGTCAGTCTTCCGAAATTGAAAAGTTGGAAGCGGAAGGCAAGTTGCAGGAAGCCCAAGACAAGCGGGATCAGCTAGCCCAGCAGGAGCGCATGATTCAAGGCGTGTTGCCGTATATTGACCAGTTAACACCGGCAGAGCGACAGCAATACAAGTTATTAGGCCAGATGATCGGGTTAGACCCGAAGGTGTTTGATGCGCCAGAGGGTGGAACCTCTAAAGTGGTCAAGGTGGGTAAAAATAAATACGCCCAACAAGCCCCTAGTGGTGAGTTGCAGTTGATTGACCCGAATAAGCTCCCTAAGCAGGGTGAAGCTCAAGGGGGGACGATTGACGTGTTTGCGGGGCCTCAAGATAATCTCCAAGCGCCTGTATTACCTCAAGACACGGGTTTAGCACCGATTAACTTACCAGCAGCAACTAATATTGGTGTTGGGAAAGGCTTACAAGGTGGGTTCCAAGGCAGTTTGCAAGGCAGTTTGCGCCCTATTGAATTAGGAGGCTAGCCATGGTTGAGCTAGACCCTAGATTAGTGGCTTTAGCAGAGCAGGGCGGCTATCGTGTGACAAGCAGCACTGGTGGGCGGCATAACGTTGGCAGTTTGCATGGCTCAGGGCTGGCGATAGATATTGATCATCGTGGAGTAGACTTTGAAGACCTTCAACAGCGTGTTGCTGCGGTCGGCGGGCGTGTGCTGGATGAGCGTACACGGCCAAAGGGGCAGGCGGTATGGGGTGGGCCACACTTCCATATTGAATTACCCAAAAAGGCTGTAGGTAAGGCAATTGAGGTGGGCCAGCTAGCCAAACAGATTGAGCGGCCAGAGATCAACCCCCGTGATTATTCCATGGGAGAATTACTGGATTTAACCCTCACCGGCAAGGGCTTCCTAGTTGATAAGCCTGATATTAAAGCGGTGTCGGTGCCGACCAGCGAGATTAAGCGGCCAGAAGCTAAGCAGCAAGTTGAGGCAGACAGGCAGCTACAGCAATTAAATGCTCAGGTTCAGGAGCGGATAGCGAGAGAGGCGGCCCAACAGGCACAACCAGAGGAGTTATCAACAGATGTTGGTATCTTAAAAGAGCTTGGTGCTGGTTTAGCTAACCCGTTGACAGGGTACACCCGTGACGTGGCGGCCTCTAACCTTGCAGGGCGACCAGCGTATGAGATTGGGCAGCTAGCGGGTAACCTTGGGGTTTTCCTTGGTGCTGGTTTTGCAGGTGGTGTGCCTGGCACAGTAGCGGCAGGTGCTGGGTTATCCGGCGGCGCTGAACTACAACGCCAGCGGCTAGCAGGTGAGCAAACCAACGTTGGCAAAGCCCTTGGTGCTGGTGCCATAGGTGGTGGGTTGTCCGCTTTGCCTGTATTCCAAGCAGCTAGAGGCTTTATCCCACGGACAGCGGCCAATGCCGCTATACAGGGTGGAGCCGAGGGAGTTGGCTCCATTATTCAACAAGGGGTGGAGCAAGGTACATTTACGCCTAATGTTGACGTTGGTAGAACACTGACCCAAGCGGGTATTGGGGCAAGTGGTGGCGGTATCGCTGGTGCGCTTGGCACCCGTGCGCCCAAGTTGCCGGAGCGACCTTTAGCCCCAAGACAAAACCTCTATGCCCCACGGGTAGAGCTGGCACCGGAAACGTTGCCAGTACAACCACGGACACCATCCGTACGGCAAACGCTGGAGCTGGATAACACAATTGATCTAACACCGGCCAGCCCACCTCGCAACGAAGTCGTCCAAACGCCTACGGAGCCTGAGGTAAAACCCTTTGACGTGCCAGCGGAGCCAGTTGTGCGTGATGTGGAGTATACAGCGCCTAAACAGAAAGAAAAGGCTACGGAGGTTGAGGGCGAGGCTACACAACTAAGCTTAATCCGTCAGCCAAAAGCACCTGATAGCGGCGTTGATGCGGCCTTTTACGACCTTGGCAGTAACCCCGCCGATGAAGCAGCATTAAAGGCGGCCAGAGAAGCCTTGCCGGGTTATGGTGATGAGAACCTGCGGGCGATTGGCCAGCGTGTTCGTCAGGCGTATGACGAGTTAGACGGTCAGGATGTTATTCCTGGCAGCATCGTAAAGAAAGCGATTGCGCCAGAGGTGCCCCCCGGTGAAGGGGTACAAGGGTTTAAACCCAAGCCACAAACCCCTGAAAAGGTGGTGATGGATGGCAAGCGGTTGCGTGGTGGCCGTGAGATGATGATTGAGCAAGGCACACAGGGCAGTGTGATTAAGTCAAAGGCCGACTTTGATAACCTTGTGAACTACCGCAAAAGCCTGCCTACGCTTGGCAAAAACCGCATGGCCAACCTTGAGGAGTTGACGCCAGATGTGGTAACGCAACGGATGCGTGAGCAATTGGCGATGATTGAATCAGGTGAGTTGCGGACGACAACAAGGCTAGCGAACAATTTACGTAAAAGCTTGGCCAAAATGGAGTCAGGGCAGGTTAATGCTCGGGATTTCAACACCGCTCGTAACAAAGTTGTTGATATGGATCTGCGGATCGAGAAGCAAAACGTTAACGACCAGATTGGACAGCTTCATCCAAGTTTAAGAGAGGCATTTTCGCTTAATTACGACGAGGCTACCGGGATAGGGCGTCAAAAAGCCAGTAAAGCGTTGACGTTAGACGAGGTAGCGCCGTATTTAACGGATAACGAGTACAATTTAGCCAAAACGTTAGAGGTTATCGCCCAAAATGATGGCCGTATACGCTTGGATGTTGATACGGAGATTACCGGTGCCACGTCACGGGTAGGTGAAAAAGAAATATCACCTATTGGCTTTACTAAAACTAAAGATAACTATGTTGCGGTGACGGGCTATAACGAAGATGGCCATATAGCGCAATATTACATTACTCCCAAGCCTAACGCTGATGGCCAGTTTAGCAAGATTAACCGTGTGCTGGATGCAGTAAACACGCCCGCTTTCCGTGGTGAGTACGCTAATATTTATAAAGGCGTCCGAGAGTTTAGCATTGATGATATAATGGCTAGGCCAGTGCGGGAGGATGGTATTCGTACCAGTGATGCACTTGCTACGGCTGAAAAGGCTGGCGAGCTAGCCTCACGGGCGGATATTATGGCGGCTAACCCCAAGTTCGCTAAACTATTAGATGATTTCCGGCGTAACCCACGGGCGGCCACGGTGGCAACGGTTAAGGATATGGAAGATTTGCTAAAAACCGACCCAAAACTGCTTAAAAAGATGTGTACCTTACTTGGGAAGGTGAGCTAATGAGCTTTGATCGTTGCAGTCCTAAAGGCGTACTAGGTGATATTGTTGGGGCGGAATCGTTAAAAGACCCAACCATTAGCCAAGAGGTGCTTGAGTCGCTTGATGGCGAGGGGTTAGCATCGTTTGTGGCTCGTAATGCCAGAGAGACAGAAGAGAGCCTTGACGGGCTTGTGATGAGCGCTGAGCAAGGTAATTTTAATGAACAGCGTTCATACTGGCAGAAGATGCAGCGTGAGTTTAGCGACGAGTACCAAGGGCCTGATGGTGGCAAGGTGCAACAAGCCAGTATTGCATCTATTTTTCAGGAAACGGCCACACCATCCAGTGTATTAGGTTTTGAGATTATCGACCAGATTGATGATGTCAGTATGCGCCTATTGCAGGAAGGCATTATTGATGGTGCTAAGTACAAGCAGGCGATGGATCAGGTGTTTAGTGATATTGACACTAGCGAGTTTACACCATCACAGCAGATATACTTTGAAAAGTACAAGGCCGACCGCTATAACGGGCTATTGATGCGGCGCAGCAAGTCTAAACTAATTGGCAAGGTGGATAACCTGTCTAAAGGTGCCGTTATTGCCAATCCCACCGTGTTGATGGGCAACTTTGTTGAGCCGGTGATGAAGGGTATCCCGCTTTACAAGGGAAACTTTTTTAAAGGGCTTAAAAACCTGATTAACGAGCGTGGCGCAACTGGTTTATTTGACGAGATACCAGAGTTAAAGCAACAAGGTTTGTATGGCCTTGATATTGGGGACGTGTCACCTAATCGTGGGATGCTGGAACGGTTTGCCGGTGTAATGGATCGGCCATCGAAAAACCTTATGTACTATGTAGGTATGGCCGCCGAAGGTACTGAGCTTGGCGGCAGACGTGCTATACAAAATGTACTATTCCTCCCAACACTGGCTAACACGCCATTGGTGTACCGCAACCCAGAGTCACGGGCGGGGGTACGCTTGCTTTCTTACAGTATTGGCACAATGCAGCTATTCCATGATGTGATTAAATCAGCCGTCACTAGCCCTAGCCCTGATAGTATTTCACGGGCGGCTGGTTTGCTGGGGATGTATGGTGCTGTGACAGGGATCCCTTACTATTTAAAAAGCCAAGGCGAGGATGTTGGTGATATTCCTGTTATTGGCGGGGTATGGAAAACAGCTGCGGGGGTATCTGGTGTTAATCTCATTAATCGCATTGGTATTCCTTTTAGTATTTTTAATACTACTGTATTAAAACCTATCAGCAGTGTTGGCAAAGTGTTTTCCGATCCCGATGATCTAGAAGCTAAGGATTATTGGAACATGGCGGCGGCACTTACTTATATGGCAAGCGGTGCCAATAGTGCCACTGAGAATCTGGTAGGTAATAACCAGTTTCGTAAAGGTGTAAAGACCTCTATTGAGGTTGTCACCGGCGAAAAAGAGGCTGGTGAAGCGTTTACGCAGGCGTTTGTGCCGGGCTTCCGAGAGGATTAATCATGGCGACGTTATACGAACGTGCCAATATGCTGGAAGAGGCTAAAAACGACGCTGTTTTACAGCATTTTCTAGTAAAAAAGTGTCAAAAGGATATTGTTTTCTGGTTTGAGTGGTTTTGTTACACCTTTAACCCACGGGTAACGCCTGCCCACCTGCCTTTTAACCCGTATCCTTTCCAAATTCAGACGATTAAGGTGCTTGAGCGGTGCATTAGGGAAGGTGAACCGTTAATTATTGAAAAATCACGGGATATGGGCTTATCTTGGCTGGTTTTATTGGTTTTTCAGTGGTTTTGGTTGTTTGAGGACGGCGCAGACTTCTTATGCGGCAGCCGGAAACAGGACGACGTTGACAAAAAAGGCGATCGTTCGGCGTTATTTGAGAAGTTCCGGTATAACCTACGGATGCAACCAGACTGGATATGCCCTAAACTGACGTATCAGAATGATAACTATTTGAAGATAACCCACCCACATACTGGTAATATATTAAAGGGTGAATCAGCCACCGCCGACTTTGGCCGATCCCAACGGTTTAAGGCAGTGTTGATGGATGAGGTGGCACGTCACCCGTATGGTGATTACGCCTATGCGTCGGTATCCCAGTCAAGTAATTGTATTATTTTGTTGTTTACCCCGTTTGGGCAGGCAAACATAGCGTATCGGATGAGACAGCACCCTGATGTAGAGTGGGTGGATATAGGAGGTGGTGAGTATGCCTAGGAAAAAGAAAGGTGACCCTGGATTGTATGATGCTATTCATGCAAAACGGAAGCGCATTGCAGCTGGGAGTGGTGAAAAAATGAGAAAGCCCGGCACAAAAGGTGCGCCCACAGCGAAAGCATTTAAAAAGGCCGCAAAAACAGCAAAGAGGAGGAAGTGAATGAGTGTTGAGTTTTTCGAAGTGTTAGAAAACCAGGTAAACGGCCATTATCACGCCATCCCTGAAGGTGAAACAAACCTGCATACCATTGGCAGCGACTGTCATTGCGTGCCGTCAATAGAGATTTACGCAGAGCGCAACGGTGGCAAGCGGGTTCACCGTCATCGACCAATACAGGTGGCGTTAATGAATCAGATTAAAGCCGTTCAGGAAACAATTCAGGAAAAAATAAAAGACTTGCGGGAGTGTCGAGAAGCTAGTGAAAGCGATTAGACTACACTGGAGCCTTCACCCTGAAAAACGAAAAGGCTTATATGAGGATGAGGAGGGGCTATTACGCTCCCCTTGGTACGACAATGAGATCAAAGCCAAGCAGATGACCCCTGCGGCAGTGGCAAGGGAGTTGGATATTAGTTACAGCATGTCGGTGGAGGGTGTTGTGTTTAAAGAGTTTAAAGAGGCGCATATCCTTAAAAAGCCTTACGAGGTGCTAGACGATCTGCCCGTATACCGGTTTGTGGATTATGGCCGTGTGAATGCCTGTGTGTTTTCCCAGTTACGCCCTAACGGCCAACTAATCTTTTTTAAAGAGATTGTGCTGGAAGGCAGTAGCACCGATGCCCAAGCCCAAGTGGTGGCGGCGTACAGTGCCAACTTACAAGCGGCTGGGGTAGAACGGTTTATCGACTTTGGTGACCCGTCAGGGGAATACGGCGATGTGAATACCGGCACGTCATCTATTCATTACATGAATAACCACGGTATTTTCCCATCATCCAAGGCTCATAAGATGGCGGGGCCAAAGCGGCGGGATATGCGTAACGATATGACCAAGCAGAAGCTACTGGAACGCACGCCAGACGGCGGAGAGGTGATACAGGTACATAAGAGCCTAACCAACACCATTGAGGCCATGCAGAGCGGTTACAGGTACAAAGAGGACAGCAATGGTAACGTGCTGGATGTCATCCATGAGGTACACCCTTATGAAGATGTGGTAGACTGTGTAGCAGGTACGATATTTGAGATATTTACCCCTACCAAGTCGTTTGATATTCCAGACTTGCCAGCAAAACGACGAAACCCCTACACTGGGTACTAGAGATAGAGTAGAGAGTTAGAGCCAATGCAAAACTTCACTATGCCTTATAGTGATGGCGACAAAGTGAATCTATCAGAAGATGATCAAAACCTTCTGGTAACGTCAGCCGTTAAGGAATGGATGATGTATACCGATCTGATTAAGGAAAAACTAGAGCAAAGCAGCGAAAACTGGCAAGCGTATATTGAGAACAAACCGGCAGAACATGGGATTGTTGAGCCTGACGATATTGAAAGCAGCCATGCCAGTGTTAGAACAGGGTTATTACCTGCTTCCATTGATGGCATGCACGCTCAGTTGTGCTTGGCAGCCTATCCAGCCGGTACGCAGTTTAGCGATCCCAAGCCACGCAACCAGTTAAGTAAACGGAATAAGCAAAACTACGAGCGGTTATGCCAGCAAAGCGCCCAAAAGCTCAACCAGCTTATTTATGCGTACCAAGATATTAAACAAGAGATTTTAGATGGCACGTCTGCCGTATGGCACCCATGGGTACGGATTGAGCGTAAACGACCAGTGTATATGGCTGGGGGTGGGCTGGTTGATCCGAACGATCCTAATATTGATGAGCTAGACGAGCTATTACAGGGTGAAGTCACCAAAACCTACCGTGACACCGTTGAAGCCGAGGGGACAGGGTTTTACCCGTTAGCGCTGGATGACTGGCGTTGCGACCCAACCGTTGACGATATTGACGACACCCCGTTTATCTGGCGGCGGTGGGTGTATCCTGAAGATATTAAGGATACCGAGGGTTTTATCAACGGTGAGGATGTATTGCCTTACCGGAATATGCTGTTTGATGACACGTACCAGATTGAGAAACTGGAATATCAAGGCATCGACGGCACCCATAAGTTCCTAAGCCATATGATGGGCGATGGTGAGGATGAGGGCATGTACCCCAACGGCATGGCGTGTCTGTTTGAGCGGTGGGGCGACTTTTTCATTAACGGCAAGCTATATCGCAATCATGTTTTGGTGTATAGCAATGATCGCACCTTCCACTGGTTTGGCCCCAACCCATACGACCATCAGGAAAAGCCGTTTAGCATTTCCCCATTCATCCCTATCCCCGGCAGCCTTTACGGTAAAACCAGCATTACCGATGCTATCCCGATGATGCACGCAGTAGATACGCTGGTGAATCAGGCGCTGGATATTATCAACGTTACCGCCAATGCGCCCAACCTGTATAACCCCAGTGATGCGGCATTACAAGCGTATATCCAGAAACACCAGACGATACGCCCCGGTGCCTTTATTCCTAGTAGCAACCCAGCAGGCGTATTGCCCTTGCGTGGGGATTACACTGGCTTGCAATTGATTGACCGTGTGGTTGCTCAGTTTGGCGAGTTCATGCGGAATGTTACCGGCGGTGTGCCATATGCCACTGGCGGGGTAACAGAAGGCGACCAGCGGACACTAGGCGAGGTAGAAATACTGGCCAGTGCTACCAACAGCCGGTTTCAGGCCACGTTACAGACCTATGAACGGTATCGCTTACAGCGGTTTGCCATGCAGGAGTTTGAAAACTACCGCCAGTACATGAGTGAGCCGGTGGAAGTTACCGAGGAAGGTAAAACCATCACCCCCAACGTGATGAAGTTGCTTGATTTTGATTTTGAAATTACTGGCAGCCGCACGGTATTAAACAAATCACGTAGCTTGCAGGATATGCGAGACGCATTGGCTATTGTGCCATCTGTAGTGCAGTCAGGTGTTGCACAATTGAAGCAGAGCAATAAAACCATTAACCCCATACACATTGTGGAAGAGATTTTCAGTACCCTTGGTGTGAGTTTAGAGCAAGTTTTCGAGGAAGTGGATATGCAAGCCACTTTAGGAGGACAAGATGGAATACAGCCAGTATCTGGCCCTGCCGCTGGACCAGCGCAAGGCGGTATGGGAGCGCCTCAAGGCGCAGCCGGGCTACCGCCTGTTATGTGACCTATACCTGAATAACGCTAAAACACTGCCGGTAGTTACGGGTGGTGACAGCAAAGATCAGTTTTACTTCGAGGCCATCCGCCGGGATATGGCTGTTGAAGTGTTGTTATACCCCGATCGGGAGATCGAGGGGATAGAGCTGGTGGATTAAAGACCACAGCTAGTTGACAAAACACGAGGGATGCTATAATGAGCACATATAGAGAGTCACAAGCAACCGACGACGTAGCAAATGAGGCTACCGGCCATGGGGAAAACGGGCTTGATGATGAGGCGTTAGAGCTTGAAATCACTGGGAATCAATCAGGTGACGATAGCGACGATGGGGATGACCCTATCGAGGTGGACGGCGACGACACACTAGACGACGAGCCAGACGACGAGGACACCGACGAGGTAGACTTGGACGACAGCGACGAGGCTAGCGACGACGACGATGCCGACGACGACGAAGAGCCAGAAGCCGAGGAATCGACGGATGGGCGCTTTGAGTCAGTTTCGCAATTATCGACTGATGAAGATATTCAATATGCGATTGATTATCACGATGAGCAGCGAAAACAAGCCGAGTTTGCCTTAGACAATGCCAGAAATGCCGATAGTGCGTTTCTAAAGGATATAGGGTTAAAGCATTTCCCCTACACCAGTGGCGGCAAGAGCTTGAATGTATACACCATGGACGAGGTGGAGTTTGATAGCTTCATTGATCGACTGGAAGAGCATGAGAGTGTCCGCAAGTCTGATGTACGGGAGGTTGTCAAAGCCAGAGCAAAGTATCAGGCGCATTTAGGCCAGATGGAGCAACAGTCTCTGTCATCCATGGCGGCGATTGATAGCAGCGAGTGGACACTAATTAGCCAGCGTGCCCCTGAGTTTGTTGCAAAAAACGAAGACAAGATTGCTGACTTTATCCGAAAGAAACTTGAAAACGATTCTATCGCTCAAAAGCGGGCAACGACCTTTAAAGGGAAGTTGTATCTGCTTAATCAGGCGATAAAAGAGTTAAAGCTAGGCAAGAAGGCGGCGGACAAGAAAACCGAGCGCCCAAAACCAAATGTTCACAAAAGCCGGAGTCGTGGCAAAACCCAGCGTAACAACGCACCGCTGCAACACCGGAATCGTGAAGAGTTTACCCGCTGGCTGCGTCAGTTAGACCCTGAGGAGGCGCTATCTGACAAATACAGCAACTATATCGCTAGAGCTTCAAAGAAGTTCGCCAAAAAGAAATAGTCACCCCTGAGATGTAAAGGGGTGGCGAAATGTTACCCCTTTATATACAGGAGAATGTGACCCCATGGCACAGGATTTAGATCTTTCAATACCAGAGGTATGGTCTCGTCAAACCGAGATGAAGTACCGCAAACAGACGGTTATGGCCAACCTGGTTAGCCGTCAATACCAAAAAGACGCCAAGTTTGGTGACACCATCCACGTCCAGCGTGCTAACGACTTGCAGATGCTTGATTACAACCGTAACGAGCCTTTGACCCGTCAAGAGCTGAACATTACGGATGACACCTTGCTGATCAACCAAGCCAAGCAATGCTACTTCACCGTAGACAAGCTGGATCAGCGTCAGACCCACCACAGCAACCTGCTTCAAATCTGGAGCGAAGAAGCTGCCGTGGCTGCCCGTAACACCGTTGACGCCCACTTGCTTGGTCGTTACACCGATGCACTAGCTGCCAACATCATGGGTACTTCATCTGCCCCTGAAGCGGTAAGTGCTAGCAACATCTACAATTACTTTGTTGATATGGGTAAAAACCTAGACGACAACGATGTGGTTGAAGGTGAGCGTCACGCTGTTATCAGCCCAGCAGTTAAGGCGTTAATCGCCAAGTCTCCTGAGCTGCGTGACCGTGGTACCGCCATGGTAGATGACGTGATCCGTAATGGCTACGTTGGTAACTTTGGTGGCTTTAAGTGCCACGTCAGCACCAACTTGACCGCTGTTGATGGTGCTTACCCGTTAATGTTCTTCGTTCCCAAGTTCATCGAGTTTGTTGAGCAAGTGAACGAGACCGAGATGGAAGAGCCTCACGGCTGGTACGCTGAAGCGTTGAAGATGATTAAGCTTTATGGCTCCAAAACCTTCAACCCTGAAGCTGGTGGTGTTCTCTGGGTAGATTCCACCCTCTAGGAAGTTTAGGGGCTAGCTACGGTTAGCCCCTTTTTTACATGTCAACATAGGAGAATTCGGATATGAAAGCCGAGTTATTACAGTTGTTTACCCCCAAGGCAAAACATCAAATTCAGGACTTTAAAGATCTTGGGATTGATATGGACAGCGATGAGCACTTGTTTTGGTGCTACAACGAAAACTTTAAACCGGAATACCAAGTGCCTAGCCTGGTGCCAGGCTTTTTAGCGAAAGAACGGTTAGCTGATGGGTATTACCGGTTGGAATACTACGGCCCCAACAGTAGTAGCAAATCGAAACGCCGGGCACAAAAGAATCGTGAAGCGGCAGAACGTGGCCGTGCGGCAGTGGCTAAAGCGATGAAAGAAGCAAAAAAGCCAAAAGCACCCTTAGAATCTATTGAAAAAGATGATAAGATAACAGTAAAAGAGAAGCCCAAGGCTAAAGCCAAGGCAAAGAGCGTGGTAATCGAGTAGGTATGTTATGGCCGACACCCTGTTAGCAGTTGTTAAACGAGTCTTACGGGCAACCGGCCAAGACCCTATGATTAGCGTGTTTAGTGATGACGACGATAGCCAGTTTATTGTTGATGAAATCAATAAGGCTATGGAGGACATCCGCACACTAAACCCCACGCATATAGATTCCTCCTCAACACACACAATCACGGCTGGTACTCGCCTCTATTCGGTGAATACTGGCCTTGATGTGTATGATATTGACCGCAATAGCTTACGGCTGGATGATGGCAAGACTGACTGGGTTGATGTTGATAATCTGATTGCGAAAGACAAAGAGTTTGACACCCGCACGGGGCCAAAGGTTCAGTATATCTACTATGAAGATAACCAGATTGGGGTATACCCTATTCTGGAAGCGGGCGCAGCCGATCAGACGCTAAAGTATAAGCATCCTGAGGTGTTTACCCGCTTAACAGCGACAACGGACACCTTCCCGTATCCTGACCCGGTGTGGGTGACGTATTGCGAGCGCAAGGCCAAGATGGCTTACGAGCTTTATAAGGGCTTGGGTAACCCCATTGCCACTAACCTAGAAGTAGAAGAGGCATGGGCTAATTGTACTGCCTTGGCAGCCATGACCAATCGCTTACAGGTGCGTGGTTATCGGCGTTACGGGGGGCGTTATAGAGGATGAGTACCCAGAGTAACAAACGCTTACGGGGTATCCGCCAAAACGTTCGCTTTCGTGGCTTAACCCAAAACATTGGCGGCGTTCGTCAAAACCGTGCAGAACGGTATATGTCGGCATCGGAGGCGGTGTCGATTATTAACATGCACTCAGAGAGTGAAGGAAGCTGGACGGCGCACAATATAGGATATACCAACCTCAATGAAACAGCGTATCAGTCAGGAGCCGACTTCCAAGGGCTGCACTGGTTTACAGAGCCGGATGGAACCGATCATATTGTGGGGGCTATTAATGGTAAGTTTACTAGCTATAATCCTTCCACTTTTGCAGAAACTGAATTAAACGCTTCGGCGGTATTTTCCACTAGTACGTTGGTTGATTTCCAGACCTTTCAAGGGCTGGTGTTTGCGTGTGATGGCTCAGCCAATCCGAGAACCTATGATGGTAGTACCGAGGGTGCGGCTGGTGGCTGGCCAGTGGATACCAGTTATAACGATCCCAAGTACATGGAAGCGCATAATGGGCGGCTGGCGTTTGGTAATATCGAGAATAACCCCTCATTGGTTATCTTTAGTGACGTGGGGGACGGTGAAACATTCACCACAGGGGCGAGTAGCGCCTCGGATTACGCAGCCATACAGGTGGATAATGGTAACGGGCAGGCGATTACAGGGCTTAAATCCGTTTATATTCCCCAAACCAATGACACTTACTTGCTGGTGGCTAAGGAGCGGAGCCTATACGCTATTACTGGCCGTTCAGCCGTGGCTAGCGATGCTGATGTGTTTACTGTGGTTAAGGTTAATGGTTCTTTTGGGTGTGTAAATAACAAGTGCATGGTACAGGTGGGTAATGATGTCCTGATGCTGGGCGAGTTGCCCGGCGGTGAGTATGGTATCTTTAGTTACACCACTGCGTTGCAGAATGGTACATTACAGCCAACACTGGTTGGCAGTGAGAAGATAAGCGAAACACTCAAGGGGATTAGCCGTAGTGCAGTGGGAAATTGTTACGGGGTACACCTTCCTTCACGACGAGAGGTTGTATTTGGTATCCCTACGGGAGGCTCCACAACCGTTAATAAGTGGATTGTGTATAAATACCCCAGCAGTCAGGACGAAACTCCTAAGTGGTCAATACGAGAGGGTATTACCCATAGTTGCGGGCTTGTCTACAAAGATCAAATCTATTTCGGCACCAATGACGGCTATTTATCGGACTGGTTCGGTAGCCCGACGTATGACGGCGCTCCAATCAACTGGGAATACCAATCGCCATTCATGGATTTAGGCACAGAAGGCCAGCACAAGCGAGTGCCTAGCGTGTTTGGGCATTTTAAAAGCAGTATTAATAGTATGGTGACGTTATCCAGTACATGGCTGGGTGGTGGTAATAACAATGGCCGTGGTGTTAGCAAGCCCCTCTCGTCACAAGATGGCGCAGCGGTGTATAATACAGCAGTGTATGGGGCATCCCGATACGGCGGCCAGGTAGAGCGTAAAGTAGCTTTCAAGACTTACGGAAATGGCGAGAGAGTAAAGTTTACCGTTCGTGGGAATACAACCACTAATGGTGGCCCGGAGTTTTTAGGGCTAACGTATTTCATCGAGTATGGTGGACCAAGCCACACTTACAACTAGAGGTAGAGCATATGGCGACAATCAGCCGGTTAAAAGCAACAGAGATCACCAACGGTAACGTTATCAACGCTGATGACATTGACGCAGAATTAGACCAGCTTGTCAGTGAGCATAACAGCAAAGAAACCCGCATTACTACAAATGAGGGGGATATAAACACGATTGAAACTGGAGCGCTCACATTTACGGGTGCTAAAACCTTTAGTGATGGGATTTTGACAGACACAATCAGCGAAGAGACCTCAGCGGCTGGTGTGACTATTGATGGGTTATTAATTAAAGATGGTGGTCTGCCAAACTATGAGTATGTTGTCCCTAATTACTTAAAAGGCAATCTCCCCAGTTATACCACGTCAGCAACAATAACCATTCCGTCAGGGACGATAGCGGCAGACAGTACAAATGCTAACTATATTACACTGGCAGGCAATATTGTTATTAACCTTGCCAATAGCGGGGCGGCTGGCTTGGATACCGGCTCAGAGGCGAGCGACACGTGGTACTACGTTTACCTAATTGGTGATAGCACCGGTGTCGCAACGCCATCGGCGTTAGTGAGCGCAACTAACGAGGCGGCCAGCGGAACCATTACCTTGCCTAGCGGGTATGACATTAAACGCCAATATCCCTTAGCCATCCGTAATGATGGCAGCAGCAATATTATTCCGTTCTTCTGCCCTGAGCTTGGCGTCGTCACCTATCAGGTGCAATGCACACATAACACAGGCAGTATCCAAAATGGAACAACCCAAGTATTAAGCGCTGGAACAGCCACAACACCTACTAGTATTGACTGCTCTGCTTTTATCCCTCCGATCAGCCAGTATGGGTATTTTAACTATATTGGAAGTGGCAGTCAGTCGATCAGTTTAGCCCCTGCTGGTTCAAGTGTTGTTAGGGCTGGCTTACGTGCAGATTCAAGTGCAACTGAAAACAACGTTATATGGATGGATACCAATACCAGCCAAGCAGTTGAGTATGACAGATATATTGGTTCAGGCAGCGCCTACCTTGATGTTATGGGTTACAAAGTTACGGAGATTGCATACTAATGACTATATGGCGGCACTTATACGACCCCAGCACCGATACCCATTACACTAATGGCGGCTTTATTTCAGAGGATGCCCCAACGCCGGTAGACGGCTGGCAATGGGTGGAAGGATACGCCCCTAACGGTAGCCCTGTTTATGAGAAGCGAGATTTATCCGCCCGCCTTGAAGCCATCCTGAAAGAAGCTGGCCAAGTGTTAGCGGCTGAACAGAACCCTAGCCCTGAGCTATTAGCGCTGGTGGACGGTATCATGACTATTGATACCAAGTTATCCAACCTATCCAACCGCTTTGGTGGTGACAGTGCGTTATACAAGGCGGCAGCCATTGCTTACCTCAACAGCCTTGGCGTACTCCCTGAAAACCTTGAGCCCGCACGTTTAGCCATGCTGGATGAATGTGAGGCGTAGTATGGAAGTATCGGCGACCCAGTTAATTGCAATAATCGGGGCGGCAGTTGCTCCCATGGCCACCGCCATAGGCGTATTATGGACGTGGTGTAAAGGGCGGTTTACTGTGATGGAAACCAAACTGGATAGTTGCGAGGAAAAGCACGCCAGCGCAGAAGCCCATGCGGCTGAATGTGAGAAGAAATACGCTGTATTGCAAACTCGCCTTGATTACCTTGATTGCACAAAACGAGGCAACTGTAGCGTGTCAGCTGTAATAGAAACCAGCAACCCAGAATAACTTTACTAATATGTCTAACCCTAATCCATGGCAGTCATTTATTGATGCGGCAGAGCGCAAGGCGTTTCAGTCGGATGTGATGGTGTCGTTAAAAGGGTGGGCTACCAACTGGCTGGAAGCCAACGCCATGAAAGGCGACAAGGGCGACCAAGGCGTGCAGGGCGAGCGTGGTTTGCGTGGCTTGCAAGGTGAGCGTGGTCCCAAAGGTGACCGTGGCCCCCGTGGGTATGACGGCAAAGACGGCAAAATGGGTCCTATTGGTCCACAGGGCAAGCCCGGTAAGGACGGACGCAACGGCAAAGACGGTAAAGACGGGCGTGACGGTAAAGACGGTAAGCGTGGCCAGCGTGGCCCTAAAGGTGAAAAAGGCGACAAGGGTGACCGTGGCCCTATTGGCCCACAAGGTCCACCAGGCACCGGTGGTGGTGGCAGTGTTAACCGTTACCGCTTTCTTGGCGGCACGGCTGATCCAAACAGCCGAGAAGGCTTTGCGGATGATAAGTATATTAACTACACCAGTAAAGAGATTTTCTATCGTAGTGACATCACCGACAACTGGACAAGCCTTGGCACCCTAGGCGCTGGTGGTGGCGGTGGTGGCACATGGGGCAGCATCACTGGCACGCTAAGCGACCAAACCGATTTGCAAGATGCGCTAGATTTGAAAGCCCCGTTAGCCAGCCCGGCATTGACTGGTACGCCAACAGCCCCAACACTTCAAGCTAATAATAGCGGTGGTGGTACCTTAAAAAGCAATAGCGGTACCACAGCCTTATCGTGGGGCGGTGGTGGCGGTGCTAACGTGACGATTGCCAATGCCTTGCAAATGACAGCCAGAACAGCGAATAGGGCACTGGTAACGGATGGCAGTAAAAATGTTATTTCATCAGCGACAACAGATACCGAGTTAGGTTATTTATCGGGTGTTACCAGTGCTGTGCAGACACAGCTAAACGCCAAGATACCATCCACTGAAAAAGGGGCAGCCAATGGTGTAGCCCCACTGGATGCCAGTAGCAAGATCGCTTCGACCTATTTGCCGACGTTAGCATTATCGGAAGTGTTTGTGGTGGCCAATGAAGCTGCCCAGCTTGCACTAACGGCAGAGGAAGGCGACGTAGCGGTAAGAACCGACGAGAATAAAAGCTATATCCATAACGGTGGTACTGCCGGTGATATGACCGACTGGCAGGAGTTATTAACACCTACGGATGCGGTGTTATCGGTCAACGGCCAGACAGGGGTGGTTAGCCTTGATACGGGTGACGTGGCCGAGGGTAGTAACCTGTACTTTACTAATGAGCGGGTAGACGATCGGGTTAACGCGCTATTGCAGGAAGGGTCAAACGTCACTCTAACCTATAACGATGTGGCAAATACCTTAACCATAGATGCAACAGATACCGACACTACCGATCATACCGCTTTAAGTAACATCGGCACCAACACTCACGCCCAGATTGACAGCCATATTGCCAGCACCAGCAATCCACACAGTGTGAGTGCTAGTGATGTTGGGAATACCACTGCCCAATGGAACGCCGACCAGTTACAAGGGGTGGATGTTGCCAGCACATCACCCAGTGATGGGCAGGGCTTGGTATATAACAGTAGCAACAGCCGCTGGGAGCCTGGTACTGCCACTGGCAGCCTGCCTCTTTACTTTAAAGCACAAGGCACCAGCACGGCAAATCCTGTGTCCTCGGCGGTTGATTTAACGTGGGGAACCCCAGCAAAACAAGATAGCGCTTATACCCTTGGGGCTGTTAACACCTACGAGATTACTATTAATCAAACTGGCTGGTATGAAATAGCTTGTACGGCGGGTATTAATAATACCAATAGAAGCCAGTTAAATGTGCAGCTACACGTAGATACTGGCAGTGGTTATAGTGCAATAAGCACTGAGATTGATAGCAATTACAACACACGGGATGGTGATCAGGATGAAGGCACCACCCAGCTAGATACCCTGTATTACCTTAACAGTGGCGATAAGATTAAGTTTGTAGCTTCTGGCACTTCTGACACAGGTTCGCCAGCCCTAGTGCCCAATAAAACACGCTTGGTCATTGTCACCCATACCAACTTGGCAGCCAGTGACACCTTTTTAAACGCAACAGACACCCCTAGCAGCTATAGTGGGCAGGGGGGTAATGCTGTACGGGTTAACAGCGGTGAGAACGCTTTAGAGTTTTATAACCCATGGGCACCACCAACGAGTACTGATGCAGCGGCCAGTAACGGTGAAATATTTTATAGCAGCGATCAAAGCGCCCTCTGTTATAAAGACAGCGGCGGAACGGTTTACCGTTTACATGGCGGCCCAGCAGTTTACGCAAGTAGCCTGTAATGATTGATACGATCATCACCAGTAGCTTGATTATCCTTGGCTGGTTTGGCCGAGAGCTTAGCGACTACTGGGATCGTAACGCAGAAGATGAGCAGAAAAAGCTGGATGCAGCTATTATGCTATGCAAAGACAAGAACGATTGCGAGTTACTAAAAGAGTATTTACATGAAGATGTAGAACATGTGGTAGAATAACAGCGAGAGTTTTCCAAAAGTTAGAGCTAATAGAGAGTTACAGGAGTTACAACCATGGCATATGCCTTATTAACCTTGAATTACACCGCTGATGTGGCCATTGGCGCTGCAACCGCTATTGATGTTGGCGGCACCCCTGATTTTTATCAAGTGCTAGCTAACGGTACCTGGGGTAGTGGAACCTTAACGATTCACCTGTCCCCTGACGGTGGCGATACTTATTACGACACTGGTGAATCTTTAACCGACGATGGTTTATTAACCGTTAATGTTAAAGATGGCGATAAAATCAAACTAGTTCTGGCAGGTTCGTCCAACCCTGACCTTGATATTGCAGTACGATAGAGATAGAGCACCGGCGGGGCAACCTGCCGGTTTTTACTAGGGTAGAGAGTTAGCGCATGGATTTTACCCGTAACGTAGCCCGCAGTTTCACCCTTGGTGAGTTCTTTGTCACTAATTCAGCTGGTGGCAAGGCTGGGTTATATCAGGACTTAATGGCACTGCCGGAAGCCAAGCGTAACGCTATTGTGGCTAACATCAAGGCGATAGCCCCACGGCTACAAGAGATACGGAATCACTTTGGCAGGCCGATTATTATTACTTCTGGCTGGCGGTCACAACGAGTCAACCGTCAGGTAAAAGGGGCTAAGTATAGTCAGCACTTAGTAGGTAAAGCAGCAGATATTGTGGTGGTTGGTGTCTCGCCAAGAGAAGTACAACGCTACCTAGACCCACACTGGAGAGGTGGCTTGGGGTACGGGCGAACTTTTACTCATTTAGATATACGGCCATGGCGTGAGAGGTTTAACTATTAATGAAATACATTGTTGTACACGGTATTGGCGATACTAAACCTGGCTGGGCTAAAGACCTCTATATTGAGCTTGGTTGCCGGATGGATGACATTATCGAGTTTAACTGGGAAGATAACGTTGAGCGGACAATGTTTGACCGCTTCACCCGCTGGCTGCTATACAAAACACCAGTAACCAAGAAGTTATTAGACTATGGCGCCGATGTGCCACGGTACTTTTTCGACAAGCGATTGCGGAATAGTATTATTGACGAGCTAGCCCTTGAAATGCACTTGTTGAACGAGCCGTATTACCTAATCGGGTTTAGCCTTGGCAGTGTGGTGGCGTTAGAGACGTTAGCCGCCATTGAGCAACAAGACACTATGTGTGCCGGGTTGATAACACTAGGCAGCCCTATAAGCCGTCCAGTCATCCGCAGGTTGGTGAAACACCCCAAGGTGATGAACCGATACTGGCTGAACCTGTGGAGCCACTCAGATGGCGTTAGTGGCCGCATTATGGTAGACTATACGAAACCTTTGAATTTTGCTGTAGATGTAGGACATGTGATTGAAGCCTACATGGCGAGTGCGAGAGAGTTACTAAAGAGAGTCAGCACATGAAAAAATATCCCAAGCAGGCAAAAGCCGCTCGGAAGCCCGCTAAAGGCATGAAGACAGCAAAACCTGCTAAAAAAACCGGTTTAGTTGAGCTTGGCAAAATGAAGCCACGCAAGACAGCGACCAAAATGTACCGTAAGAAAAAATAGCAGGAGATTCGCTATGTTATTCCAACCATTAACCCCTAGCCCCGTTACCATTACTGGTGATGATACTATTACCGTTGAAGAGCACGCAGGCCGTTTAATCCGCCTTAGCGCTGCGGCTGGCCAAGCCATCACCTTACCGGCGGCTACTGGCAGTGGTGTTAAGTACCGTTTCTTAGTAGCTACCAGCATTACCTCCAACAGCACCACCATTAAAGCAGCGAGTGCTGATGATAGTTTTGTTGGTATGGCGCTATTAGGCCAGGATTCAGCGGACACCGTTGTCCAGTTTGATGCTGTTGCTGGTACATCTGATACGATTAGTTTAAACGGTGGCACCACAGGTGGTATCATTGGTATGACTATTGATATTGAAGATCAAGCTGAAGGTAGCTTTTATGTGCGTGTGGAAGGCACCGCAACCGGCACAGAAGCAACTCCTTTTGATGCAACTGTAAGTTAACCTCCTTCACTGATAACCTCCATCCCGCCAGATTGTTCCTTGTCTGGCGGGTTTTTTTATCGTGTGGTATAATATTAATAAGGTATATCGAAATTTACTTGAACCGCTTGGCTTTCAGGCGGTTTTTCTTTTTGCCGTCATAATCGGGTGGTATACTGACGGCATGACCTTAACCCTTCCACCGGTGGTAACGACTCGCCAAGCCAATTGGCAGGCTAAGCCGTCGGTTACGGTTGAAGCCCGCTCAGAGCTGGCAGACTGGGTGTGGGAAAGTTGGGATAAGGGCTATACGGCCATACCGCTATCATCGCCAATGTATGAGCAATCACTGGCCTTAAAAGCTGATAAAGATGTTGTATTTCCCTCAGATGAGGCCAAGCGTTGGGAGGAGTTCGAGGAAGTACTGGACGAGGTGGATGCACCGTTAACCGGTGAATTGCAAGCCCTAGGCAGGGACAAGCTCCTAACGGCTGAAAAGTTTGAACGCCTCCAGCACGCACTAGGGATGCCGATTATACCGTTTGAAGATTATATACGGGCGGCGGTCATAAAGCTCCAAGGCAGGGTAGCCACCAACAAGCTCAACCCAAACGCCACCAGCAAGCAGATAAAGGCGGCACTAAAACCGTATGAGGAAGCCAGCGCCCGTAAGGCGTTTAACATGGAGGTTTAAGCTATGGCACCGATTAGCCAGCCACCTGTCCCTATTGCCTTTGGTAATGCGCCGTGGTGTAAGGTGACGCCATGCCCCAGTGGATGTCAGCCGTTGTTTACTGGCAGGCGGGAACATGAGTTAAGGCAGTCGCTACTTCATAAGCGAGGCTGCACGTGTGCCAAGTGTAAAAAGCCGGTTGATTTTTACGAAAGTGACCTACACCATACCAACCCCGATAAAAAGCGCTTCACGCTTGACCAGCGCACCATGAAGTCGATACTGGACGGTGAAGGTGAGGAACGGGGGATGCTAAAAATACTGGATGAGTTTAGCAAGGTGATTCTATTGTGCCGCCCTTGTCACAAGGAAGTGCATCGCCATGGGATAAAAGAGTTTTTTGACAAAGCTTACTGGCCTAAACTAAAACGACTAACTCGTAAGTATAATAAAATGCGTGGACTGGATGAGGTGGCATAGGTAGTTATAGTCGGTTATAGCTTAATATGCCTATAACTATGTATGCGTGGCTTGACGGGTGTGGCATAGTTTGATCACCCCTTAAAACCCTTGCGGTTATTGGCTTTTATGTTTAAAACACAGTATAAAACACCTAGTTTGATCGCACCCTTTTAAACTGTTCGGAAATACCGAACAGTTGACATGGGTGATATAATCATATTCCACATTGGAACTGCCCTCTCGTTATACCCGAAACCTCACGTTTAGACGTTTGGCATTGATGTAGGATTAACTAGGGGGTGTTTTAATATGGTATAATATTTATGCAATAAACCGCACTGCCATCAGTTGGGGCCTATTTATAGGCATACAACGGCAACTAACCCCATACTTTACCACTGGTAGACTATGGGGTTTTTAATTTGGTATAATATCGTTATCGTAGTGGCCACACCTCTAGCTCGTCGATAGAGCCAAGGCGTCGTTAGCCAATG